CAATAGGTGTGCCGAGCTTGTGTTTAGATTTAAGTTATAAGTACTATGTTGTCCAAGTCTGAAATCTCTACAATCGGTTGCTTCGTTTCCTTTGTTGAATACTACTAGTGATTGTGGTACATCAAGACAAGCCATTGCGTCTGCTCTGCTTTCACTAATAGCTGCAAGTTCTGTTTGAACGGTTGTTGACTTGGCTCCATCAATAAAGATGTTAACATCTACTACTTCTGGGTCACAATATAACTCATAAGCTTCTATAATATCAGCGTCGGTTACAGAGTCTCCCTGATTTCTTACGCCTCCACCCATATTTTGGTAGTCGACCATATAAACAGCACTCATGTCTGTGTTATCAAACCCTGCTGCTTGTGATGCAGCCATTCTTATAACATCTGAAACTAAGTTTATCCAAATTGGTGCATAAGTGTTTTGGCCTCCGTCGTCAAGTGCTCTTGGGTCCGTTGATACCAAATGACTTTCGACTACTTGGTAAGGAATTGGATTCAGATTTAAGTCTTCTTGTTGGGCTGATCTAACAATTACTAAGAATTGTTTTTTCCCGGAATCATCAGTATTAAAAGCTTTATCAATATCGGCTATATCATCATACAGTGATGCTGAAATACCCAATGAAGCCGCTGTTGTAGATGAATTTGCTGATCCATCATAAACTCTTCTAACACCGTTATAAATATCTCTGCCTACATAAGCTATTTGTACGTAGTCACCCCACTCACCTCTGTCCTTTCCTATATAAGATACTTGCGATCCAAAATCGGGTCTGCCTGCATCGAATACAGTGCTTTCATTATTAAACTCATCTGAATCCTCTGATTCAAAATCACTTAATTGATAAGCATTGCCAGACGCGTATGCGGTTAATGTTCCTGCTGATGCCATTGTTCCATATAGACCAGCAAATGTAGCACTTGGAGCTAACGCTCTTGTGCAATACAAATTAATACCATATTTTAAGAATCCTATACCAGAAAAAATATCTTTATATGAAGAATCTTCTGGTTCACCAAATATCTCAATCAACTCATCTATATTATTTACTAGTTGTCTTTTTAGTTCCGGACCTTTCCATGTATCTCTTAAAACCAATACACCTATGGAGGTTGCCACAGCTGGAATTGTAGTAGATAGGTCAATTTCATTGACGTCTACTAGTGGGCTTAAGTATAGTGCCATTTCTTTCCTCCTTATACCTGAAACATTATTTTTCAGGTAAGCTTTTGTTCACTTTACTATTTATATTTAGTCATATTTATCGTTTTTATCATTCTTCTATTAAAAAGTAATCGTAATTAAATGTTGCTGAACATTCTAACTGGCTCTCACCTTCTCTTTGACTTAATCCTACTTCGGCTATAGTTATCGGCCAAACACTTACAAATCTTATAGCCATAAGAGGCTGTCTGTAGTTATCAGTAATTGCAAGGGTTGCGTCTACCGAATATTCTTTATGCAACTCTGCCATTTTTTCTGAGTTATCATTTATAAACTTTAACCAATTCATTAATACTTTCCAGTCTGCAAATAAAGAGTCAACAACAAAACCAATAGATAGTTGTTCATAAACTAATGGTCCCTGTGCTCGTTTTGTCTGAGCCGCTTGATAACTTAATAATTCTTCTGCTATGGAAACACCAGGTATAACAGTACTAAAAATATTTAGTATCAATGGATTGATTGCAGATATTGTAGTTTCTGTTGGTATCAGTGGAATGATTAACTGATAGTTACTTGGTGTTGCCTTACCCAAATTCACCAATCCACTTTCAGCGCAAACTAATGGCATTATTCGTCCCCCTCGCAAGCATCTCCTGATGAATCCCCAGGTCCAAACGTTTCATAATCACATATAATTTGTGCATCTGGGTCTTGATAACAACAAAGAGAAGTTGACTCACCACCAGAAGCACCAGATGAAAAAGTACTTGTTGTATCAGTTAATGATCTAGCAAGTCCTTCTACTGTTGTGGAGTAATTTGTGTATATACATTTTATTAATCCACCATCTGTAATAGCTGGTTTAAATAACCAAGCTTGAGCGACAAATTCAAGTGAGTAATTTACTACTCTGTATTCCTCGTCAGGCATATCAAGACTTAGTTCTGGTGTGCAGCTTTGAAATATAACTTTAACATCATATTCAATATCCAGTTCATCTAAACGAATACGTATAAAAATATGCGGTGCAAAGAACGGTAGAATTTGTTCTAATATTTGGTCAATATCAGATAGATAAAGTGACCAAATGTTTAGTGAGAAAGTAAAGTTATATGGAGTTGGGTGTGGGAATTTTTCATATGTTCCAGTTTCAGGATCAGTACTTGTGCATAACTCATAGAATGTATTAACTTGTCTATCAGAAGCATAGTCAATTGTGCTTAACCAAGCAGTTATCATTGGTAGTACTTCATCGTCTTTACGTTCTTGTAGCCAATACCAAAATTTTTCCTTGACAGAAAGCTTAACTGGTACATGTATTAGTTCTCTTACAGTATCACTATCAGGCTCTAATCTTTTAACTTGTATATCATTGAAAGCATCGAGGAATTGAATAATCATTTTCCTGATTACTTCATAGTAGTAATAACCTTTCATTAATCACCTAACTTTTTAAATTTACTCTTTGGTGTACCACTTTCAGGACATGGTCCCGACCAATCACTAAATGGTTTTCCTCCGTGTTCTTTTGGATCATACACCCATCCACATGGACATTTCCATTTACTCATATCATCTTCTTCAATTAGAAGCTTATCAATTTTGTCTATCAAATTACTCATGTGATATGCCGCCTTCTTTTTCCATCTTTGCTAGTCTAGTATAATAGTCTGGCATTTCTTCAAGGTGATCTAAAGATATTTCTCTTGCTAACTCTTTATCATCCACGTGTTCCATTTCTACTTTTACACCCATAGCTATTTGCTTTTCAATTTCTTCAACAGAAACCTTATGCTTATCAGCAATATCCTTTGAAGTCAACTTATCTGCTCTACCACCTGGAATCTTATCTTCTTTCTTGAGTAAGTCACCAAGAATCATATAGACATGCTCTTCAAATTTATGTGGATCGACTCCTAATTTTTTAGCTAGCGCATGGATTTCTGTATCTTTTGGCTTTGGATTCTTCTTTAGAAAATCCGTGATTTCCATGTGAAGCTCTTTCATTTTACCTTCCATAAATAATTTTAATCTCATCTTGTGCTCCTTAATATTTTTTGATATACTTCAGCAGAAGCATTAGAATATTTCTTTTCAAACTCTTTACGAATTTTTGTAACGTCTTTACCATGTTTTTTGATTAACTGTTTTATAAAAACTTCATATTCTTCATCTCTAGCAACAATACCAGCAATCATTTTCAATTGCTTTTTGTTCATCATTTCCATTAAAAAGTTTTTTAATCTCATATCTTAATAACCATAGACACTTGTGTCTATTCCCTCATAGTCAAATATTTCTTCGCTCTCTTCTTCTAACCACTCATTGTCACCAAAGGCAGTAAGTGGTTCTGTAAATGTATCAATATCTTTATTTGTTGGGTCTCTGAATCCTCTGAAAGGTTCTTTAGCTCCAACGGTTGTTTGAAGTCCAACTGCTCCATCTGATTGATCGCTGAATCTAAACGCTCTAAGTATAAAACCCCAAATGAATTTTTTAAGTTGGAAAATATGTTCTTCTTCACTTACATCAGCTATTTCATATGCTCTATTATTCCAAGGTGTTACAAGAACATCTCCTGGCACTGGGTGATAACCAGCACTTACATCACGAGTGAAAGTAAATTTTGGAACGGAAGCATATTGAATTACTTCTTCTGAATGAATACCAAACCCTCTAGTTAAAGTTGGTTCTTCTGTTGGTTCATAGATAAGTTTGGTTGGTATTGGCTTCAAGTAATTGGTATTGGTTGATTCACCATAAAGAGTATCTAACTCTACTCTTCTATCCCTAATATAGTAATTACATACAATACCAGCAATATCAGTAAACTCAACTATGTATTCCTCAAATAAGTCATGTTCTATATTGTGGTGTATATCATATAACTGCCACTCAGGGCGTCTTTGTCTTGCTGCTTTTCCCATTATACTATTTTTATATCATATTCTATTACACCACCCTGTTTAATTACATGCTTAAATTTAGATTTAACCCAATTGTCCATTTGAGTTTTTCCAATATTAGGTGGTATTGATAGAACTATTCTTATTTCTGCTTTTTTATTTGGTCTATATTCTTCTGTGATATACTTATCTACTTTATCCATTATGGTCCGTCCCATTCAACTCCCATTTTGTCCAATGCTTTTTCAAATTGCTTTGCATATTTTTTACTTATATATGCAAAACTTCTAGCATCACCAGCTTCATAGTCTGGGTCATCCATATATCCTTTGACTTTTCTAAGAAGCTTTTCTATATCATCTTCCATCCTTTCATCAAATGTTAGATCATAGTCTAATTCCTGCTCTTCTCCTAAGTACTTTTCTATTAATAGGTCCATTAATATTCCTCTTCGAGTTCTATCTCAATTTTCCTTAATGCTTTTTCGGCCTGATTTATAAATGACTTATATTTGGCGCTAAGCGTTTTCAATTTTTTAGATGCGGACCGTGGTGATTGTCCACGACCCCAACTATTTATTTTTCCCATTTGATCTTCGGTTGCACCTAAGTCACTCATCTTACCATCAACAAATGCATTAACAAAATCGCTACCTAGTTTTTGAAATGCCATTTGACTTGACTCATCTCTCATTTTATCTTTGTATTCTTGACTTAGCTTTTTTATATTTGTTTTTTCAGTAAGATATAAGTCTATTTTTTCTGTCAGCTCCATTTTATCCTCTCATTAATTTGGTTTGTGTTTCCATTACAAGACTAAGTGCTTGTTCCAGCAACTCAATTCTTCTTTCCAGTCTTATAATTCTATCACCACCAGCTTGTGGTGATGGTGGTGGATCGGGTCTTGCTGGATTACCTAGTACTGCTGCCTTCTTTGCTTCTATCTTTTCTTGAACCATATTTCCCATGTGATCGTCGAATAAACTGTAGTCAACGCCACTTTCATCTGGGTCAGCTCCTCTACCCATACCTCCACCCGGATTTTGTGGTGATGGTTGTTCTATTTTAATTGGATTAAAAGCTGTTCCATCTTTAAACATTTTTTCATATGCGCTTATTTCTGACATGTTATCTCCTTTAGCCCATGGATATACCAAGGCCATCCCATACTTCTTCTAGTTGTAGTGTTTCTTTAAGTTCTCGTTTTTCTTCTATACCCTCACTAATAAGTGCTTCTCCATCTAAGGCTATGCCTGTGTTTCCTATTGAAGCAAATTGTGAAAATTTTGTTCTTATCCTACCAAGTATTATTTTTGATTCTGCCAAAGCATAATCAAAAATCCAATCACTTGTGTAGAAATCTTCAAAGCTATCTTGTGGTGTCCATCCTCTATCTGTATTATAGTATTGACTTGCTTCTAACATATAAGCTCTTAATAATACATATCCTGGTGAATCAGCATCAGCATAAACAATGGTTCCATCACATTCGCTTCCACTTATAGGAACTGGTAAAGCGTTACCACAGGGTGGTGGTGGATGAATTTCTAATTGATTTGTAAATCTATGATACTTCCAATTATACACACTTGGTGTATATTGCTTAAGCGTATCTAAAAAATCTCTGGCTATGTGATATGAAACTAAGTTATAGTCACCACCTGATCCCCAAATTACAGGATCAAATACTCCTCTGGAGTATAAGTAATTATCAATTGTGAATAATGTATTGATACCCCATGAAGAACCTTTATCATCATATGATAATACTTCAGTTACACCAACTGGTAAGTCATAAAAGTTTTGTCCAGCAGATAGTAGTAGAGTAAAAAAGGTTTCTGATGTTGCTTGACCTGTAGCCCACTTGATAAATTTATCACGGGCGTAGTCAATTGCATCCTCAATTTGTCGTGGGTGAAGTTCTACTTTCACCATAGGATAACCCAGTCTACGTTTTATCTTTTCTGCCAACTGCTTTTTTGTTGTAGCCATTCTAATTCCTCTTATTCTTATTTATCTATTTACTCAAAAACTTCTGTATCCGTTAACCAAGTCCAATCTTCTACGTCTGATTCTACGTCTGATAAAATACCCCAAGCATCATCTTCATCTTCTCTTTTAATGAACCCATAACTTTCATCAAGAATATCCATTTCTAATAAGTATAGACACCAATAAAGAGCGGAGACTAAGTCATCCGGTTTATCTTTACCAAAGAATTTATTTTTATCTTCAATAAAAGAACTAAGTTGTTCGATGGTGTTTTTATCAACTATTTTTACACTACCGTCTTCAATAAGTTTTTTCATAAGTAAAACGGCTTTTGGTTTTGTTGTTCTTGATGCTCTAATACCAAGACTTGCAGTCTTAGAACCAGAGTTAACTAGATTTTCATTTTCTATATCCCACCACAGTCTTTGAATTACTGCAGCGCCTTCACCATTATTTTCACACATAATATATGCGTTGTTATAGTACATTGAGAGTCTGTCAATTATATCACAGAAATCATATACATCGGTTAAGTTATGTTCGAATACAGCAACCTGATTCATTCGTACTGGATTTAAAGATATAATTTCAAAAGCTTGTATTGTAGACCAGTGTTCTCCTGTTCCTTTTGCGGGGTCTACTCCTAAAGCATATACTGCTCTTTCTTTTGGTTTTTCCCAAATTCTTAATCTATCTTCTAAGTCCATATATTTAGGGTCTTTATGAGAAGATAAAAGAACTTTAATAGTTTCTGAGTTAAGAACGGTGTTTGTAGAACCAATGAACTTGACTGCAAATTCTTGATTAAATTTTAACATTCCAAGATTTTTAACTTGTTCTTTAGCCCACTCTTCATCTCTACCAGGTACTCTCTCATAGCTTACTTTTGTGGTAACAAAAGTATTCAAATTAGCCTTGGCTTGTGTCCATATTCTGTGGAAGATATTGAACAGACCATTTGGAGTAGATATGATTATGATTTTTGCTTCTTTGGATGCGGAAATGGTTGGATAGTTAGCAGCCCAGAAGTCTTCGGCTGCTATACCTGGGACGAATGCGAACTCGTCGCAACATAGGAGGTTCATTGACTCACCACGAAAGGCATCGGGTGAGGTTGCTGATATAACTATTCTTGTTCCATTATCAAATGTAGTAAATGTTTTTGAGTACTCGGTAACACCTGGCTTTAACCAAATTGGTAATGACTCATACATTCTTTTGAGTCTTGCTAAAATCATTTTAGCACTTGTCTCTTTGTTTGAAACGATACCTATATTTTTATCTGAGTGAAAAATAGCATACCACAGGACGTAAGCAGAAACGATGGTAGTTTTACCAGACTGTCTTGAGCATAATCCAATATTGAATCTATGCTTTTGGAATTTTTCAAGGAGTTCCCATTGATAATCTCTGGGCTTAAAAGTAATTTCTCCTTGATCTGGGTTCACAATTTTAACGTACTTAAGGAAGTATGTTACACTTTGCATACATTTTTGAAGTTCAACTATTTGATCTGGTTCATATTCCCACTCTGCTCTTGGCCTCTTTACATACTGCTCATCGTATCTTATTGCCATTCCTTTTTCTCCAATTTACAATTACAGAGCATAAAAAAACCCTGTATATCTACTTAGCTATTTATGTAGATTACAGGGTTTTTTTTATTCAGAAATGACCATAGTTGACCAAACATTACTTGATGGAGTTGATCTTGAAGGACTGCCACCTGTTACTGAAGGACCTCCGAGTTTTGCTTTTCTTTCAACTTTATATAACAATCTCTTATCCGGTCCGTCTTTTGTTTCAAGATAACAATTCTTACCCCAAATGTTGGCGATATGTTGTAAGGTTTTCTTACAATAATCCCTTTCGAGATTGGCTCCAGACCATCTGTGAGTTAAGAATAAGTATCCCTTTTGGTCATAATTACCATCTGTGATTTCGACTTTCGGTACATGACTGTGAGTGAAACTTTGAATAATCAATTCAGCAACCTTCTCAGCCTTTTGTTTTGTAATGACTAGATCGTGTGTCGCATGAGTTGTTCTTTCAACAAAAATGTAAAGTTCCATTTCATCTACCAAATCGGCTGTCAAAAATCCTTTCATAAAGAACCAGTCTGTATGGGTTCTCATTATTTCAAACATTTTTTCTTTGCCTTTCATGGCTTTGTTGTCCCATGTATCTTTTAACTTTCTGTCATTGCATTCATTCCATTCTCGACCATGTCTACCTTTGTCCCATCTGTTTACTATGTCTTCCCACATTTTGGAACCAACAAGATAGGGATTCAAAGATACTCTGTTAGAGGCTTTGACTAGTGAGTTAGAAAAGTTATACTGAGCATGATCTGACATGTTCAATAAATCTTCATCAAACAATCTTTTCATAATCTTTTCATGCCAGTAGGTAGCGAAACCTTCGTTCATGTATTTGGTTTTCATTTGAGGCCAGAAGTATCTGCCTTCTCTTCTAAGTACTTCAAGAACATCTTTCTGCCATGTTTCAAGAGTTGATGAGTTATCAATTACATATCTTAACAAATCTTCTGTTGGCTCAACTGGTGTCTTTAACTTCAATGACCTCCATAGTCGTTGATTGAAAAGAGAAACATCCATATCTTTGTATGACTCATCGACAGGAACAATATCATCAAACTTAGCTTTCCTTCTGGTATGAGCCTGTTGCATTTTTTGTTCATACAGTCTTTCTCTTTTTTCATCTTCAGTTCCATTGTCAAAAGGACTCGAATGAAATTGAATTGAGTGACCAGCATCAATTATTCTTTCGACTTCATTGATACCATACATTCTTTCATACTTATTGAATCGTTTGGTCGCAGCACTCATGTAAGGAATAATATCCTTGTTTGTATTCATAAAGTACTTATTCATTGTGAAGAAGGCAACGTGACCAACAACATGAGCCATAACAAGTGCTTGAATTGCCAGAGTATTGTCTTTCATTAAATAAGCTCTTGATGGGTCTGAGTTTATAACGACTTCTAATGGAAGACCAGCACGAACCTTTTCATGTATGGTTCTAAGTCTTTCGTAGTCACGACCATATTTCCAGTTTGAAATATTACCAGGGATTCGATAGGCCATGATCTCTAACATTTTCTGATCTGGAATAATATCGAACTCAATATCACAGAACTCAAGTCCTTCTTCTTCTGCAATCTGATAAATTCTGTCCTCTATTTTTAAGAGTCTTTGAAGTTCATTTTTATTCATCTTCCATTCCTTTCTCTTTGTCCATTTCCTCTTTTAGCAATCCGACCACAGAGAATTGGATTATTTCTTCATCGGTCATGTTTGCAATATCCTGACCGTTTTGAACCGCATAAGTTCTGAGATGTACAATTTCTTCTGCGGTACACTCAATGTCGAATATATAATCTCCGGTTTCCGATTTTCTTTCATTTGTTAATTCCATTAGCTCTTCTCCTTTTCAAATAACATATGTTTCAAGGCAGGCCACACATGTGTTTTATTTCTAATGACTGCACAGAGAAATCTTTGTTTTTCATTCTTATAGAAGTCAGTTTGTTTTTCACGGTTATGGAAAAAATTCCACTTCTTTTTAATTTCAACAAGAAGAGTTCTCATGGCATCTCTATAACCAAAACCATCATCCTCATGGTCAAGATCAATTTCAACATAACCTAACATGTTGATGTCTTTCTTAAGCATCTGGTCTATATAAGTTACGGTTTTCTTTGGTTCAAAATCTTCACCATCACCAACATAGATACAGTAAACATTCCACTCATTCAATGGATATTCTGTGTCGATCATGTAGTTAGCTTTTTCGAAAGCAGTATAACACATAGTACCACCAGTTGTATGGGTATGAAAGAATGTATCTTCATCAACAATTTGTGCTTCTGTGGTATGTTGAATGAATTTAATATCAACATGGTCATATCGTTTTTTCAAGAACTCAGTCAACCAGAAAAGAAGGCTTCTACATAAGTACTTCTTTTCTCTACCCATTGAGTAAGATACATCCATCATTGCTATGACTACAGCATTGGAATGAAATTCAACATCTTCCTCAATTTGTTTGTATCTTAAGTCATCCTCGTTGATAACGATGGCATCTTGATCCGATACCACTTCATCCTTTTCAATCAGGTCGATTGCATAATTTATATCACCGAAGGCTTGGTTCAAAGCCTTGTAGGCGGTTGGTTCATCAACACCAGTTTCTCTCATAATTTCAGCGGCCAACATGATATTTCGTTTGACTGCTTCCATCATAGTTCTTTTCTTATGCAATCTTGGCATGATACCCTTTTTGGAAATTGTTTCAAACTTCCAACCTTTAGGAACCATCTTTGCGGCTTTAGTTTTCTCTTCAATCCAAGGTAGGCCAAGGTCCTCGAACATTATTTTAAGCAAGTAGTCAATATCGACTTCTGCTTCCATGTAGTCTTCACCTCGTTGGTCACCTGGTTTATCAGGTTTTCCACCCTCTTGTTGTCTTTGTTTTTGGTCAATAATATCACCGGGTTTTCCGTCACCCTGACCAACACCGGCAGTAGGTCCTTTATTATCACCGTGAACGAATCTATAGTCCTTCATTCCTCTTACAGGGATTCGAACTTTTCGTTTACCCTTTTGAGTAATGATTGACTCTTCTCCAATAACATCACGAACATTTTTTCGAATCGCATCATCAATTTTATCTTGGTGTCTTTCAGCGTCTTTCTGACCCTTTTCGCTTAAGTCCCAATCATCGTGGAATACGGTTGTCATTTTGATTCCTTTCTTTTCTCTTTTTCTTCATTTTTCTGTTCTTTTTCTTTTTGCTAACTGGCACCATTTCTGCTCTTATGCCTTTCATCATGCCAGGAATCGGTATCCAATAACTCATTTTTTATTCCTTCTGACTTCTCGTTATAAAACCCTGAATGGATTTTCTTTTAGCTTTATCTTTACGAAGGTTAATATCTTCAGCATTATCAATTATTGTATGAATGTCTGCCCATGTATCAGCACCAGTGGTTATGGTATATTCAACGGCCTCATTTTCCACTACAGTTAAAGTGACTTCAATCTTCATATTCTTTCCTATCTTTATAGAGTTCTATGCTTGTCTTTAGAAATTCCATAAATTCCTCACTTGGTTTTTTAGGATCAACAATTAACCGTAAAGCAATCATTGCAGCAAAGCTACTTATCTTTTGATCGTAATGATCTTTTAGCAATTCTTTTATTAATTCTTCTCTCTTATCAGAAATCATCGTCATCCTCATGGTTTATTTGTGGAAAATGATGGATGATATTTCCTTCTTCATCAGCAACTTCCACTTCATAGGTGCAGAAATTCAACAACCACATCAAAAATAAACCCATGCTTTTCAAAGCAGTATATGCTTCAATCAAAGCATTATAAAATGATATGCCAGTATAAGTAGCACCAAAAGTTATTTTTCTTGATATGAATCTTATCATTATAACTCCCAGTCAATGTCGGCTTCCCAATGTCCAAGAAGAAGACCAAACATAGCAGGTAACAAAAGAGCAACCGGACCCATTTCTTTAATTAGAATCCAAATTGGATCGGTGAAAAGTGCTAGTGTCCAGAACGCTGCGTTGATAAAGAACCCCATGTTCTTTTTGTAAAGATTCATGTTCTTTCCTTTCATAATTAAATTTATCAGTTAAATATAATATCACAAACCAATCAGAACAAAAAAATATTAAATATATTACTAATGCGCCACTATATGCGGATGTGACGAACACCTTTATAAGTAATATAGTCATAATGAAATTTATAATTTTCTTATTCATGTCTTATTATATCATAATAATGTTTGGATGTAAATGACTTCACTCCAAATAAGAAAACCCCCAGTGGCTAGCACCGGGGGTTCTTCACTCCGGTTACCCGGATAACAAGGAGGCACCAATGTGACTCCTAATTTAGTCTTCTTTACGAAGTATTTCACCAATGAAGCTTAGAAGCATTGAAGCACATTTTACACAGTATCCCTTTTCCATCAAAATTCCAAGGGCGGCTTCTCTTCTTTCCTTACGCTTCGGATTAGTACTTGTCGTGTCGGCAATTGATAGTGATACAACATTTTTCAAATCACCCATCAATTTCTTTTCAATACCTTCTCTCAAAGGATCGTAATCTTTGAAAGTGAAGTCCTTACCTCGACTCAAGAAGTCTGATTTATAAACGAAGATTCCGTTTCTAAATTCTTTTCTTGACTCCATCGGAACCCCGATAAGTTCTTCAATCGCTCTCATAACCTTTTCATCTGGATTATGATATTCATCGGTCACTGAATCTTTGATCTGAATATTCTTACAGAAACCTTCAGCATTTGTCATGTACCTGTCAAAGAGTTCCTGGGCTTGTTCATCATATGCCCACAAGAAAGCCATGTTGACTTCTTTTTTAGCCCAATCCTTAAACTCGGATGCGACTGACTCTTTGTTACCGGTCAAGAGTTTCATAAAGGTTTCAACATCTTCATCGGCTATACCAATGTGATGGTCGAAGTTATCACGAAGTGATCTAATCATATCAATCGGATTGATACACTTCTTTTCTTCTTTTGCACCAAGAGCCAGGTTAAGAGCATTGATAACAAACCTTGGTGAAATACCGAACATACCTTCACCCTGTTCTCTTCCTTCTTCTCTTAACTTCCTAATGTCAATGTCAGTCTTTTTAAACTCTGTTGGAATTTCTCCATTGTAGAGTTTCATCTTGGTGATTTTATTGGAAACTTTGGTTGACTTAATCAACCTTGAAAGAATTGCAAATTCAGCAGCAACCCTTAAAGTTCCGGGGGCGATATGGATATCTCTGAAATCAGATTCATTAATCATCTTTTGATAAATCTTAATTTCATCATCCACTCTTAAGTTCCACGGTACAAGTACTTTGTACATCCTGTCATGCAGAGCCTCATTCTTTTTATCCGATTTGAATGAGTCAAATTCTGTCTGGTTGGTATGTGACAGAATCAAAGTATCAATATACATCTGCGGGAACCCAGGTGCTTTGATAACCTGTTCTTGGGCGGCGGTGATAAGAACATAGTGAAATTTCGTATCGGCT